AGTCTCAGGAACCATTTCTTCTTCTTCTTGAGGCATCATCATAAGATCATCCATCTGACCTTCTATGGCTTCACCGCCTTCTTGTTTTCTTTTTCTTGTAGAGGCTGCTTCTCTAACTTTTTCAGTAGCTTTTTTTATTAATTCTTCTCGATATTTTTTTTGTTCTTCTTTATACTGTTCCTGAAATTTAAGGTTTCTTTCTTTTTGTCTTTCTTCTTGTATAACATCTACAAGAGATTTTCCTAAATCTTCAGCAGATAAATTTTTATCTAAAGAATCTAAATATTTTAATTTTTTTTCTTTTGCCACTTTTATTGTTCCTCTTTTCTTTTCGTAGCTTCCTCTACTTGTTCTTTAAGCTGTTCCAACATTACCAGAGAATTGATCTTCCCCTGACTGCGGTACACTTCCAATTCCGATGTTGCCCCCACCAGTGCCTGTAACTCCAACGTCTTGCGGTTGTTCAGGTGTTCCTTCAGGGCTTCCCATAGTGGTTTGTTGTTCACCAACGGTAACAGCCTCATTGCCAGTTTCTTGTCCAACATTTTGCATTCCTATAATTTGTGCCATAATAGCTGCTTCCTCTGGATCATTGAGTATTTCTTCAGGATCAAGATCCAAACTGTAGGCTAGTTCACTAACCAATTTAGAAATTTTAACAAACGGAGCAATAGCAGGACTTTGTGCAGTTTGTAAGAACATAGTCAATCTTTGACTTCTTACTTCTTTCTGCATCAAGCTATTTGTACCCATAGCATTGATTTCTAAATCTCCTTCGATTCCTAATTTGCCTTCCATAAATTGCATATTCCATTGGAAGTATGATTCACCTAAAGGCTTCAATAAGAAATCATCTAAATTCTTTACAACTGTTTTAATGTTTAGACTGGCTGCACCTAATAACATTGACATACCAGATGCTGTTCTTGTCATACTTTGAACACCTGTTTGTCCGTGTGAGTAACTAGGAATACCTGTTTGCTCATCTGCAAGTTGTCTAAACTTGTCAAACATCATCATATTTTCTGTTGATGTATTAGGAAACTTTAATCCGTGTATTGCTTGTCCGGGCATTCCTGCTTGTCTACGGAATATCTTTCCGGGATATATTTCCATTGATTGTCCACCTACAAGAGCAGACTCATCTACATCAAATACCAAAGATCCTGATAATGCTAAATTATCTATAGCCATTCTAGCGTGGCCATTCATAATCTGTTGGGCATCATCCATATTTTCAGCAACACCTATACCAAAGAAACTGTATGGGTTACGCTCATATGGAAACGAATGATAAGGTATTCTGTGTGGAGTAAACGGATTAACAACCACTCTTAGTAGTTTACCGTTACATATCCAAGCATTGACTTGTACTTCATCTAAATCATCTATACTGTCTGGAACATCAACACCTGCTTCTCGCATATACTCGGCATCCATTATTCCCCAATATTCTAATACTTCGTACTTATCTGATCCGTATGCTTGATCATTTTCTTCGTCACGTAACTGCGTATCGTAATACTTATCTTCGTAGTTTGCGCCCATCATTAAGCATTCACGTATTGCATCACTATCAAAATAAGGCATTTTGCGCAAAGCACGTAACTGACTTTTGTTTAGTTTATGTCTATGGAATACGTATTCACACTCGTCAATATTGGTAGCTGCAGGATCAGGAAAGAAATCCCAAACACTGACAAACTCTATTCTTGGTACTCTGACATCTACAGGAGAATAAGCTCTTTCTCCATCTTCACCCTCATCCCAACGATTTAAAGTTTTGTTAAAATTAAAAGGACCTTTAACAATTCCTGTACCGAGTAGAGCAGACTCAAGTAGTGCATTTCTTATTTCAGATGATCCGTTTGATTCTTCAATCTGATCGTGAATCAACTTTTCCATTCTTCTTGCAGATCTTTGAGCAGGTTTAATTTCAATCTGTTCAGGTATAGGGCTAGGACCTTCTGATAGAATTTCTGCTGCTTCTTCTTCTAAAAACTTACCAGCGCTAAACGTAGCTCCGGGTTTTAAAGTTTTACCGTCTCCTTCAAATCCTACATCAAAAGGATTCTCAATAACTTCTTCTTCTTGTGGGATGCTTGTTTCAATTCCGGGAGATGGGTTCTGTGTATCTAAATGCGCATATTCAGAAACACCTTCAGGCATTTTGGTTTCTCGTACACCGATTGGAAACTTACCTGTGCCAAAAACAACATCTACTAATTGTCCGAAAGCTGCTAAAACTTTGGTTTTTGTAATTTTTACAAAGACTTTAGACTTCTCAGACTCTCTAAATTTAATGTGTTTATCGTATAAACCTCTGTAGTTACGATAAGCTTTTAACCACCTATGCTCGTGTGATATTCTAGCAGTTTCTGCATCTGAGAAACGATCTTGTATAATTCCTACTAAGTTTAGTTTTTGATCATCTTCTAAGACAAGTGCTTTACCTTGCTCGCCTTCAATGTCCTCAAAGAACATATTGTCTGCGTTGTCTATAAATGTGTTGTCGTTCTCTGCCATATTTTAATATCCGAAATCTGGATCCACTGGATTGTAGATAGATTCTCTTTTTAATTCTCTTATGCGCTGTAGAGGATCGTTTATTCTCGGTCTACTCATAATAAGATAACGTAGAGCATCATATGCGTGATCTGATGCATTTGTGTCTACGTCTTCAGGTTTAGATTTACTCAATGGTATACTTTGAAGTTCTCGAATCAAGTTAGGACAAGTGTTAAAAATCTGTAAGCGGGGTCTCCCATTATTCTGAACTTTCAAATACTCGTGAATTTGAATCTTACCTTGTATTCTATTTTTATCTGCTCTTCTGAGCTTATGTCCTAGTTGCTGTAAAGTTTCTCCAACCGTAGGACCAGTCGTTCCTGTTCTTGCCCAAGCTGCCGTATCTAAGACTCCTTGGACAGAAAACGGATCTTCTACTTCCATTTCCGTTATTATACGACCTAAATCAAGACCTGTCAAGTTTTTTTTGTATAATTCTCTATAAATTATTAAAGTTCCGTCACTTCTGTCTATGGCTCCCCATAAACAACAACTCTCTGAAGAGTACCCATAGTCAATGCCTTTTACCCTTTCCCACACTATAGGAAGAAAGAAAGGTTCGATAACGTGTACTGTGGGGTCAAACTCAACAAATGCAGCACCTTCAGCGACATCCCAATTGCCTTCTAAGAGTTGTCTTCGTTGTATGGGAGGAAGAGCTTTAAGCATTTGCTCGTATCTTCCATCTTTAGCTAGATAAGGATTGTCATCTAACTTAGCAGGAATAAACTTTCTTGTCAAGCCATCTGAACCTATAAAGCTTTTATTTGATTCCGCAGGCTCTATGTAGCGCTTTTTAACCCAATGTGCGCCAACACCACCGGGGTTAGCTGTGCATCTTAGGTAAGGTTCTATCTCGGGATCTGTTGTTCTTAAACGTGAAGCTAAATAGTTCCAACCGAACTCTGTAGGAAGGTGAGTTATCTCGTCAAAACCAATCCAACTGTATGCTTGGCCTTGATAACGATAAACATCTGCATCTCGTTCAAGGAATCCAAACTCTATCTTTGCACCGCTTGGAAAGTTCCATAACTTTTCAACTTCTCTGAACTTGGCTCCCGGAAAAGCTTGTGGATATAATTCACGAGACTTGTCAATAAGTTCTCGTAACTCTGGCATAGACCTACGAAGTATCAAAGCACGATGAGCAGACTTATGTGCATAGCGAAGGGGGTCTACTAACATTGCGTAAGATTTACCGCCTCCTGCTGCTCCACCATAAAGCACATCTTTTTCACCTGCTGCTAAGAACTCTGTTTGTGGTCCACTATTCGGATGAAAGACTACATTCTCGTCAGGATTGTTTTTTATTTCTTGTTGGACACTCGGAATGAGTTCTTCGATTTCTGTGTCTAGAACAACTTGATTCTCTGAATTGTTGTCAAGTTTTTTATAGACTTCTTTTTGTTTTTTTAAGTTTGTCTTGTAAGAATTAATCTGAGCTTGGAGTTGTTTAATTCTTTTTTTCTTTTTACCCATAGACTTTCTAGCATTCATTTTTGCTTTGGTCTTGGAGTGGTAATTGTAATTACTCTTTGATCCTTTGGGTCTACCTCCCTTTTTACGAGGTGTTCCGTCTTTTTTTAATTTAAACGTAACACCATCTTCTTCGGTTTGATAATTCTCAGGATGTAATTCCCAATCTTTCTTGTCTTGTTCCATACTTCTTATCTATGATTTTCTTTAAACCTACGTGGCTTATACTGCGACCTGTATGGTTTTCTAACCAATAACAAGCATCACGAAGAGATATCTGTTCTTTAACAATCATTTCTTCAACAGCTTCTAGTGCTTCTAATTGTTTAGGAACAGGTTCCAAGTAGTGTTCATCTTCTTTAGATAACTCGTATCCAAAAGGAACAGTCGAACTTGTTCTTCTTTTTAAATCAGGAATTGTTTTATTTAAAAGACTTTGACTTGCTTCTGTTGTCATTTTTTCTTTTTCTTTTTTGTAGTTCGTTTTTTGTGGAGTCCGTGTCTAGCGTGTTGCTTGCCTGCTTTGGTCGCTGCTCTCTTTTTTCTGTTTGCTGCTGCTAGTTTCTTTCGACCTGCTGCGGTTGATTTAAGTTTTTTAATTTTTGCTGAAGGCGCATAGACCTCACCAGTTTCAGAAGACTTTTTACCGCTAGGTGTTCTCCATTTTTGTTTTGTCCATTTCTTTAAAGACTTTTGAGATGCTTTCAGTGCCATATTATTTGTAACCTCCGCCTTTAGCTTTGTATTGCTTGGCTAACATTTGTGCTTTACGTGCAGACCATTGACCGGGTTTACCGCCTTTTGATCCTGCTTTGATTTGATTGAACAAAGCTTTACGCATAGTAGGCTTAGTGTAGTTGCCTGCTTTATTGACTGTTGATTTTTTCTTTTTAGTTGTTGTTTTCTTTCTACGCATAGATCACCACTTTACTTTATCTGCCCAATACGCTGCTGACATCTTTCCTCTTTTGATGTTTTTAGCGTGCCGAGCTTTGAACGACTTGCGTTTCATTTTCATTTTACGAGACTCGCCTGCTTTAGGCTTGCCTGCTGTTTTGGCTCCTTTTTGTCCAAAACGAATCGTTTTTATTTTGTCTCCTTCTTTGGCTACAACAATATGCGATTTCGTAGGATGGTTGGGAGTTCTTTTGGGTTTATTGTATCCACTGACACCTGCTCTTGCAAGTCTTGGATCTTTTTTCTTAGACATCTTTAGTTCTCCATATAAGTTTGATTCCTCTGCGTTCTAATTCTTTTAAGACTTTATGTTTCTTTTTTTTCGGTGCTGAGTCTTTGTTTAAGTAATCTATCAGTTCTTGTTTTGGTACTGACTTCATATAGTGACGAACAATAACATTTTTTCCTGTACGTCTGTCGTAGTTTTTTTCTGTTGGTCTAAATTTAGTAGGCATCTTAGTTCAAGTATCTGCTTTTGAGACAAGCTCTGTCGTGTCTGTCTTGGTTGAGTCTACGAAGATTGGAATCTATTTCATTGTACCAAATAAAAGGAAGGATTGAATGTACAGCTACACGTAGAGCCAAACCACCTAAACGAATAGCATACCATATAGCAATGCTCATATGTTCAAAGTATCCTTCGTTGGTTTCTTTTAAGTGTTTAAAGTTGATGTCGGGTTTGTTTATCATTGTATTTTTTCTCTAGCCATTTTAAGTGTAAGTGATAATAATCTTCGAAATCCTTGTAAGGTGGTAAACCGTTTCGGTGTCTTTCTAAACAATTCTCATCGTATAGGTTTCTACACCATTTTCTAAATATTTCATAGTCATCACTATTCATCGTCATCTTGTTCTGTATATTCTCCTTCAACTACGTTTATTACTTCTTTTTTTGCTGGTAATATAAACACACCACCATTTGT